CTACAATAAGATCTTCTGTAGCAAGTAACTTTGCTAGTTGAGATTTGATTTCGTGTTGAACTGTCATGTGTGTTTTTATCTGATATATCCATAATAACAACGAAACCGCCCCTTGGGACGGTCAATGTGACACTTTTTTAATTGTCTTACTCTTGCCCTAGCTTGTCGCATTGCTTGGGGTTTGAGCGTTCGCTTTTGCTCTTTCTTAGAGTGGTGTTGCCAATTTGGAACTTTCATTGTTCTTAGGGGGTTCTTAAGATATTTTACGGGAAAATCCCTTAACTTTGTCAAACTTTATGACACTTTCAAATTTGTCTAACAAGTCTGTCTTATGTGATATAACAAAAATATTCGCATCTTTAATTATATAGCGAATTATCTTCAAAAATTCTTCTGTTCCAAAACCATCTAACGAACTATCAAATACTTCATCCATGATTAGTAGATTAGTATTAACAGAGTTTTTAACTCTAGCAACCTCTCTCCAAGTGAAAAGTAATGCTAGATCAATTCTCATTTTCTCTCCTTCACTAAACGAGGCATAAGAAAAATCTTCATGGATAGGAGATTGCACTGTTTCCTTAAACTCCTCATCAAGAGTAAAGTTGATGTAGAAGTCCATCATTTGTAGATAACGATTTATTTGCTGATTTATAAAGGGAAGATATTTTTTAATTATCTTCGTCTTTACTCCATCATCTCTTAATAGAGAATATGCAAAATCGTAATAAGTTATCTCTTGTTTTTTATCAGCTAGATTCTTGAAAGTAATTTCAAGATTTTCTTTAAACTCTGTTAGTTTCTCATGTTCAGTATTTCTATTTTTAGATTGCTCGGTAATTCTTTGAATTTCAGATTCCAGATCTCGGATTTGTCGTTGGAATCCAGATATCCTAGTATTGTTTTGAGAAATGCCATTATTGAGTTTAGTAATCTCCTTTGATAGTTTAGTGAAGAGACGTTCTCTTTCTCGTTCTGATTCTATCGTCTCCTCCAGTTCTTTCAAACCTTTGTTGAGATCCTTTGCCTTAGATTGAACGTCGTCAATTCTATTTAAACGAAACGATTCTTCTATTGTTTGAGTACATGTAGGGCATGTTACATTCTCGCTAAAAAACTTATGTTCCTTGGTTATTGTCGATACTTTTTGAGTAATTTTACCCTTTAGATTGTTAAGTTTCAGTAACTTTTGACTAGACCCAGACAATTTTTCTTGTTCTTTTGTTAGATCAGAAACTTTAACTTCTAACTCTTCATTAGAACTTGAACAATACTCCGAATCCTCTATGAGGGTAGTAATTTTATCTTGGTTTGATTTTACACTAGTCTTTCCTTGCTCCTCTAACTCCTTCATGAAGTTCTCTTGCATGAGCATTTTATCCTTAATATTATCTTTTTTTAAATTTAAAGACCTAATTTGTTCTTTTTCTACTCTAACCTTATCTTTCAAGAAGTTATTCATAGAAGAAAAAATTCTAATATCAAGAAGATCTTCAATAACTTCTCTACGGTTAGGGGAAGTTAACTGCATGAAAGGAACAAATGCACTACTACCTAAAATAACAATTTGAGTAAAAGACTTATAATTAACTTTTAATATATTCTCCTCTAATATTTTTTGATTAGTTCTATCGTCTGCCTCTCTATGTAATAACTCTCCATTTACTTGGATATCAAATACATTTGGTTTTATTCCTCTACGAATTACATACTCTCTGTTATTAACTTCAAAATCGACTTCAACAAGAGTTTCCTTCTCATTAGTAGTGTTTATTAATTGAGATTTATTAATTTTACGAAATGGTTTATTAAACAATGCAAAAGTAAGAGCATCTAGTATTGTAGACTTACCTGCACCATTTGTTCCAACAATCAAATTAGTCTGATACTCTAGAAAATCAACCTGTGTAAATTGATTTCCAGTGCTCAAGAAGTTTTTCCAACGTATTTTTTTAAAGATAATCATAGTATAGGGAGAACAAAATCATTAGAAGTTACAATTGAATACTTGTAGTTGTTCATTTTACAGGTTTTTACAGCAAGATCATCATCAACTTCAACAACAATCATCTGATTAGCATATTTTTCATTACTTTCTAGATACATGGCATATCTTTCAGCATCATCAGTTTCTTCAAACATAAGGAGAACTTTCTCTCCATTTTTATCCGCAATCGCATATGCACCATCTGTGGTACGTTCTTTAAGTGTAAGCATGTACATTATTCTGCTACCTCGCGAGCTAGTTTGTAGATATCTTGAAGGATACCTTTGATTTTAGACTTATCAAGATCTATCTCAGATTCATCAACATAACGATTCAATATGGTAATTGTATTTTCTTCTTCACTTATAGCAAATTCTTCATTTTCTTGCAACTGAAAATTTTCAACTATCTTAAGATCCTGTACCCCACTGGAATAAAGTTTATCTATAAATTTCTCAAAGTTTCTATTATTCGTTTTTTGGCGAACTATTACTTTTACAATCTTATTATCATATTCTGTGAAATCAAATAGTTGATGTGGGGTATCTTCATAATATATGTTATAGAATAGTCTATATGGATTATTTATTGGAGTATGAGTTAAAGTCTCTGTATCAAATATATGAAAACCTCTAGGATCGTTGACATCATTCCAAAACATCTCATATGGATTACCTAAGTAATATATTTTTCCATCATTAGATCTAGTATGAAAGTGTCCAGAATACACTCTAGTAAACTTGTCAAAGAGACTAACATCAGTACCATTTTCCATAATATGTCCACGAGTTGCTTGGAAACCATTCATCTCAAGATGTCCCATAGCAACCTTTGCTTTTGTATTAGCAATTACTTTTTCAGTATCGCTAATATTTTGAGAATTGATCCATGGTAAAAGTAAAATATCTAATCCATCTATGTTTATTTCTGAAGGAGATGAATACATCTCAATATTAGAATAATTATTTAAAAGCAATTCTGGAGAATTAACATAGTTAGTATCCTTATAATAACAATCATGATTACCAACAATCGCATATAACTTATATTTTTTTAATGGTTCAAAGACTACTTTCTTTGCCCACTCCAAACTTTGGAGATCAATTGCCTTACGACTATCAAATATATCTCCCATATGAATCACAGTGTCTATGTTATGCTCTTCTAACGACGGAAAGAAGACATTCTTATAGAACAGTTCAAAATAATCATGTATGTGTTTAGAACCCTTTCTAGCACCGTAATGGGTATCTGTTATAATAGCAACCTTCATCTATTTGTTTTATAAACAATATTATCTTTAATAGTATTATAGTCAGAACTTGTTCCAGATGCACCATCTTCCACAACCATTACTTCATCGTAACCAGTTTTTTCTATTATCTTAGTTTTAATATCTAATTGTTTCTTTTCTTTCTGTATTCTTCTTAGAAATGCATAGTGAACTATTTGAGTAAAATAAGCAAATGGGTTCTTAGATTTAGCAGGATCAAAATTATAAATGTATTGAACACAATTTTCAATACCATCAGATATCATATCCTCACGGAACATATAATTTACAAAATTAGGTTTATATGACAAGTGTGTTGCTATCTTTAAAAAGCATTCTCCAAGATAGTTTGTAATACGTGGTTTTGGTAATTCATTCTCTTTAGCATGTTCAACTTTAGATCTATAAACAATTAGTGCTTCTAAAAACTCTTTATTGTTAACATAGTGCTCCGACTTTTTCTTTGGCATAGCATTGCTATCTCCCTTACTGAATTTATTGTATCACAAAACTAATGACTTGACAAGGTGCTGAAATATGTGTACAATAACTCTGTAGGAGTTCAAGGGTAATAATAGCTATTATTAAGACTCTTTGGGATCAGAGGGAGGTAGACGTTTCATATTAAAAATAGTTTCTAATTTTATTCGAGCGTCGTCCACTTTACCTAGTAATCCCATTTCACTAGTTACTGTAGTTTTTCCAGTATTAGAAAAAGTGTCTTGATCATCATCTTTTATAAAGTCATGATAAATATCAATCAATTTTTGATCTTTAGTTTCAGTCATAGTAATGACTTTATCAGGTTTAATTAAAAATATATCTTCATCGGATAAATCCATCCAAGACTTAACTTT